ACCTCCTCAGAATTAGCATCCATAGCATGATATGATGAATACCATGATGACACATATACTGCTGGTTCTCCTATACTATCAAACCCATCAAATATGGTTAATGCTCCATTTACCTTATACTCCTCACCTGCTAATATCTTAACAGATTTCATTACAAGATAATTTGTATTTACAATATACAATTGTGTGTTTGTCTGTCTATCTTCATCAGGTGATGGTCTTGGTGTTAAGTGGTTAAAGTTATCCTCAACATAGTTCTTAAGAATATCTGATATCTCAACAGATGCATAGTTGAGGTAAGATGCTAAAGACTTAACCCTTGCAACCTTTTCATCATTAATGTATATATCAAATAAGAACCTATGGTTAGGTTCTGCAGTTTTATCTGATAGAGTTGTGGCTCCATTTATACTATATGCTGGTTGGATAAAGGATGGTTTCTTATACACATCTCTACCATCTGTTCCATAATTAGTTGTTATCATAATTAGTTATTATTTATTTCTGTTATTAGATTGTCTATTATCTTATTCATATCATCAGCAAACCCCTGTTCAAGTCTCTGTTCATATGATGTCTCTATTAGTTTCTGTGCATAATCAAAAGTAGGGTCCAATATTGGTCTTGCTCTTAATCCATACTTATATATGTTTTTAATGATACCAAATCTATATTTGTATAAACCTTTTCTTTGGGACCACTCTGTAATACTTCTTGTTAATCCACCTCTTGGTCCTGAACCTGTTCCAAACCTATAAGGTGATGATGGAGCTTTAGCTCCTGACTCTGAACCTCTTACACCCTTCTCAACAAAATCTATGTAGTTAGAACCAGGTTCATCTATCACTATATTGATGGCATAATCACCAGCTCCTATTCCTGTATTACCTCCACCTTGAACAACCTCTGACCTAATAGATTGGTATATCCCTCCCTTGTCATAAGCCTTCTTTTTGGTAAGGTCCCTCATATAAGGAACAACAATAGTCTGAGCAAAGTCATTCAGTGCTTTAATTAATTGAGAGTTGTCTACCTCAAATCCAAAACCTGATAACCTTTCTAATCCCATTACTCAAATGGATTTTCACATATACTTATTTCCTGAGGAACTGATAAGGTGATTGTAGCATTACAACCTGATACCTCATCATTAAACCTCTCAGTGAATACACTGATTGGTGTGGGGTCTAATATCTGTTCCACTTGGTTCTGTCCCTTAAACTCATATATAATGTCCTGAGCAATCCTGATGGTGTCTGATTGAATATCATAATGATTAGCAAACTCTGTATCAACCAAATCCATTACAATAAGGTTGAAGGTAAACAACAATTCATTCTCCAACATCTGTGATGGTTGTGGAACCAAATGGACATATGGGTATATTGGTTTCTTATTCTCATCATCAAAGTTAATATCATAGATATCTCCTGAGTTGAATGAGTTTACCATCTTATGTCTTGTTGCTAAACTCTTAAATTCCTCAACAATGTTTTTGTAAGTCTTATTCATTATCTTCTATTTTTTATTTCTTGTTTCTTATGTTCCTTTTCAATCTCTTTATTATAATCCTTCATATATGAAAGATATGTTAGACATTCTTTAACAGGTCTCTTAAGTGTCTCCTCCATCTTTGAGAAGTCCCTTTCAACCAAGTTCATTAGGACTCCATACCAACCCCAGTGTTCATTAAATGATGGTCCATCTTCTTGACCAAGAGTTCTAACTTCTGTATCTTCTCCATCATCTCCAAGCTCATCTTCTCCTCCACTAAAGAGTCCTTCATAACTTTTATAGATTGAAGCCCTGTATGCAAAAAAAAACTACTAGCTGAGAATGCTTTCTCTACTTCCAAATCCTTAAACAGATTTGCTCTGTCCTCAAAATCTTCTGTTGAATACTCATCAATATCCCACACATATTTACCCATTATCTTCTGACCATACTTAAGTGGTCTATAGAGTATAGCTATAATCTTATGTAGGTTCTTAACAACCCCATCTGTAATGAAGTGGTCCAAGTCAATATACTCACCCAATGTAATCTCATTTAGGTTGGGTATAAACCCATAGTTCTTTTCCTGAAATGTAAATGTCTGTTGGTATGTAGTATCTTCTTCCTTAAACAATAGGTCAGCATACTTAAACAACCTTGCTGAGTGTTCTGTCTTAACCTTTCTTAGTGTCTGTATTGGACACCCTGTTAATACTGAAAGGATAAATAAACTCTTATCAACCCCCATTATGTCTTGTTTACCTTGTATCTTTTGATACTGACCAATGGTCATCTTCTCAGGTAATACATAATCTACACCTTCTATATTAAACTCTACTTTCATATTCTTAAATATAATTAATTTATTTTTGATTATCTGGCTCCTCCACCTGACATTATCTTATACCTACCCTTAGGTTGTAGTTCATACCACATCCTAAACATTATGGTATCTGAGATATCAGGAGACTTACCAATGTTCTTCTTAACTTGGTCTTTTGGAATAACTTGGTTCTTACCATCCTTATCCACATCCTTTATTCTATGAGCAATTAACTCCTTTGATAATTGTTCCTGTAAACTCATCTTCATATCACCAAAATTAATCTTACCATCCTTAACATATTCTGACAATAAGAAATAACATTGTGATTTAAGATTGTTGTAGTTCCCTTCCTTCAATGGTCTTGAACCATTCTTAAATCCTTTACACCTCAACAAATCCACAACACCAATTCCCAATCCATCAGCATCCACTATGATATTCTTTAATGGGACATTATAAGAGGTTTTAAGGGACTTTATTTTCTCAACTATGTTAGGTATAGACTGATGGGTTAATATGTCCATAGAGATGAGGTTAAGACCATTCCATACACATAAGACAGACCTGTCATCACCATAGGATGCTATATCCCCTGTAATGTAATAACTACCATCTTCCATATCATTATTGAAACACATGTTGATATCATTGTATGAGAACAACTGGTCTATTGAACTATCATAATCCCAATTACCCTCCAACAACCTCTTCCTACTTTCCTCAGGTAGTTTCTTTAACTCCTTTAAATAACTCTCAGGTAAATGTGGGTTATCTGTTGGTAAGGATTGTATAAAGGTTTTATACTCCTCCAAATCTCCATCCCTATCAGGTTTATAGAAATACTCATACAACCAATTCTGTGATGGGTTGGTTGTTAGTAATATCTTTGGAGTTATGTCATACTCTTTTATCTTATATCTAAATCTTGATTTGATTACCTGAAATGCTTTGAAGGATACCTGTGATGCCTCATCCACAAATCCTCCTGTCAATTCTAAAGAACCTAAGGAATCATACTCAGGGTCTGATGGGTATAAGAATAAATCCTTTAAGATAATCTCTGAACCATTATAGAATGTGAATACATTTGTTTGTCCATTGAATGTCCAATGTGTTCCCTCCTTCAATTGTAGATTTACAAATACCTCAAACATGGTCTTAAGTGTTGTAAGTTTTAATTGTGTTAACTTACTCCTTCCTACCAACATTCTAATACCCTCATATTGAAGACAGGATATAATCACCCACATACAACCCAAATAAGATTTACCACCACCAACTCCACCACCATAGAGAACCTCTGTTGTAGTGTCATCAATTAACTTTCTAAAAGCTATTTTTTGTTTAGGTAATAGTTCAGGATTTACAACCATAACTTGTAATTATCTTTTTAACTTTGTATTTAGTCTCCTAAGTCCAATTTAATGTCCACTTTACCATTTCCATCACTTGATACTGATAGGACTTGAGTTTGGTATATACCCATAATCTTTGACAATTCTTTTATGGTATCCAATTCTATTTTCTTATCATCATCTTTTCTTCCTCTTTTGTTCAGGTCAAATAATAAGTGTAATACTTTCTGCATCATATCTTCTCTCTCATCTGAGAATTGACTTCTTATCTTTTCCCAAGCATATACCCAAAATTTATTTCCATCTATGATATCATGTTCACTTCTTATCCATTGACAGAACTCATTCCAATTGTAGTGTTCATAGAGTATCTTCTCCATACAGGTATTCACCACTTGTTCTCTCTGTGCTTTTGTAAACTTTGGACCTGTCTTTCTTTTCTTCTTTGGTTTATCCTTGCTCATTGGTATTTATTTTTTCAAACTCTTTATAGAAGTTGTTTAGGTTTTTCTGTATAATAACTCTCTGTTTGATATTCAATGTGTCAGTCATTGTTGAGTTGACAAATATCTTATTATGTATATGAAAGATAATCCCCCACTCTTCTAATGTTTTGGATTTCTTGTTTAACAATTCATTATACATATACAGAGTTTCAGTTATTAACTTTTTGGTCCATCTTGTTTCCCTAATCTCCAATCCTTTAAATTGGTCTTGACCCTTTCTTGATTTACATCCACATCCCATAGTTATTCTGTTTTTATTTCTGTGATTATTCTAACCCCTGATAATACCAATAGGGTTAATAGTATTATGTTTAACATAACTTTTGTTTTATTATTCTCTTCACCCTTCTTATGGTTGAAGCTATGGTATGATAAGATATTCCTGTTTTGTTTGCTAATCTCTGATAAGAATATCCTTCATAATAGTATTTATTGAATAGAGCTCTGTCAAACCATCTAAGGTCTCTTAACACCAAGTCTATTTCTATTAATTGTTGTTCTACAATCTTCTTATTATCTATCTCCTCATTTGGATTATCAACACTAGGGTCAAACAATAACTCTGAGGTATTTTGGAAGTGTTTCCTGAACTGATAATGATATGGTGAGGTCTTACTATTCCAATTGGTATAAAGTATCCTTGAGAAGAACCATTTGAGTTCCTTGTCTTTTAGATTTTCCAATTGTTCTGATTTTGACATTAGTTGTTCCAAACAATTATGTAATAACTCATCTGAGTCATTATGACCCTTTGTTATATTCTTAGACATCTGTGAGATATCTTTGTAGTTATTAGATATCCATTTGTTAACATTATTTGTCATAACCTTCCCATGTTTCATCAATGTAATCATTGACCTGCTCTATCCACTTTTTATATGCATTTGATAGAATGTATGCAAACTCATAGTTCTCTTCTGAGACCTCTATTTTTATTTGTTCCCTTACAATACCAAATACTCTTTCTGAAACATCTAGATACCTCTTATCATCTGGTGAGATATTGTATGTAATTAAGACAAAATTTAACACATCATTTAAATCATTGATAATGTTTGTCATCATTATACCTGACCTGATTTGATGTTTAAATGGATTATAGTTCATGTTAGTCTTATTCAGAGTAATCATCTTCCTAATCATTTCATTAAAAACTGCTTCTGTCATAGTTAAATATAAATTACCTGTTGACTATGTAAATAGTTCATTAAATGGTATACACATTTCTAATATTTGTGGGTAATCTCTCATCACATCAATGTATTCCTCTGTTATAGCACCCATTGATTTACCATCCACTTTTATAAAATCATCTATTGGTGGGTTCCATATAACATTATTTAATACCTCCTCCTGAAGTTCTTTTACATCAACCATACAAAACCCTCTGTTCTCCTGTTTAACCATTAGAAAGGTTCTCTTATTACCTAAATGACCCATCTCATAGTAATGGTCTATGTTTGATTTCTTAATAATCTGAATTGAATTCTTAGCATCAGCATAGATGTCTAATTTTTTAAAGTAGAAATCAGGTGCTTTGGTTTCATCATGACCTAATTTAATCCATTTATCCATCATATAATAATCAGGGTTCCACTTATTCATACCACTGACACTATCATACTTAATTTGAAATTGAGGTTCATAATCCACATACAATCTTGCAATATCACCTTCTACTTTATCTCCTATAGTTTTTCTAGTATTCCAATCCATATATTACTTTTTAGGTTGATAATTACTCAACCAATTATATTTATTCCTATACTTCTTCAATATCCAATCAGGGTCTTCCTTGATTTCAGGGTATAATGTATTCAAATGTTCTTGGAACACTTTAATCTCTTCTTGGTTTTTTGGTTCCCTTATCCACATTGAGAAGGACCTCCACTGGTGTTTATCAAATATCATATATCTATAAGTATCTACTAATAATACAAAAGTTAGTTTATTTAATCAATAAGCATAAAAAAAGAGGAGATGTGTGGTCTCCTCTTCTTTGTATAACAATTTAAACTATTCAAACTTGTAATGGCAGAAACAAGTCTAATAATAATAGTATACACATTGGGATTGTAAGTGTCAAGTATATGACAAAAAAAAGGAGAACATTTCTGTCCTCCTATTTCCACTTAAAACAAACCTCTTTATATATTTTCTTTTATAACCTCATAATCTATAATAAGGTTTAAATCATTTTTTTCTATAATATAGTTTCCTATATGTTTACCCTCATCCCATAACTCAAACTCAAAATTACCCTCATTGGTATATACAGGGTTTGTTGTTGTATATTCACAATTTGATGGTAGGAAATACCTATGATAATTAAAATGATAGTTAATCAATCCCCAATTTTTAAAGTTATATAGTTCATCCACTTTTAAACCAGGGTTATTGATTTTTCTCATACATGGAACATTTCTTAGTGTAGCAAATCTTTTCATATGTTTGTTATTTTTTTGATTAAAATGGTAAGTCAAATTCTACTTCCAACTCAGCAACCACATCATATGTTTTTGATAGTCTGTTGTGAAAGTTGTATACATGTTCCTTAGTCATACCTGAGAGTGTGAAACAAGGGTTGTCATAGAACTTCTCAAGGATTTCATCCTTTACCCCATCATCTTGGAGATAGTCTCTGTAATCAGACATAAGGTCTATTAGTAATTCTTCCATTGTGATGTCTGTCATTCTTGAATAAGTGTCTGTCATAGTATTACTTGTTTTTAGGTTTAATATCAAGTGCTAGTGAGTTGAGGTAGTGGATTTCTTCTTCAGTAAAAAATGTGTTGTTCATAATGTTGTTGTTTTTAATTGTGAGATACAAAGATAAGGTGAATATATTAGACTGCCAAATTTATTTTATGAACCTATTACCCAATATTCAGTATTAGGACCTAAAGGTTTAACTAATTCAACAACATAGTCAGACCAATGATGATATGAATTATCAAATTCAGGTTTTCTCTTTATGGTTGAGTGAAACCAATTTTCTCTTTCTTCATCTGATTTGAAGGTTTTATAAGTTGTAAGTGTGGTTTGGATTGGGTAATCAATGATTACTGATTTTCTTTTTCTCATAATGTTATATAGGTTTTTAAGTGAGATACAAAGATAATACTTTTTCTGATACTGCCAAAAAAAAAGAGAGTAAAATGAAACAACAATTCAAATTACTCTCTTAACCTATATATAAAAACAATCCAATTTTAAAGTCTTAGGATTTTGACCTTTCTAATATACTATCAAATAAATAATGGTTATCTAACTCTCTTATTCTCTTGATAGAACCTGTTTCAACCCACTCTGTGAGGACATCAGCACATAATACTATGTCTGTTAAGGAAGGTTGTAAGTTTTTCTCTCTAAAGAACTCTAATGACCTTGTTAGTGAACTTTGTCTAATTATCTGTTGTTGGGTGTTGCTGCTCATTTTCTGTTTGTTTTAGTAATTGTTGGTAAATATTGTCTCCTAATTTTTGATAACTAGAAATATATGCTTGTTTGGTTGTCTCATCAACTTTCTCTTCATCATAGTTGAGAATGTTATTCATCTTTGTAGCTATGGTATCTAATACTGCCTCTACATCTTCTTTTTGTAAATCTAATGTTATCATCTCTTTCTTTTGATATTGTTTTTCTTATCCTCTCTCTGTTCTAATAACACTTTCTTGATTTGTTCTAACTCATTGTCAGAAACTTGAACATTAGTCTTAATCTCTTCTCCAAGTATTGTATACCTGTAAACTTTTTGTTCTAATCCTTTTCTGTTGGTAAATGTATCAATACTCAATGTAATGTCTTCAACACCTACATCTGTAGGTTGAGAAGAAGTTATTTGGCTCTCTAAGTCAAATATTCTTGTTTTTAATGGTTCATTGTTGCTCATAATTCTTTTGTCTTTTTAATAATATAATTTATTTATTTTGGTTAATCAATTGTTGAAGAAAGTTTTTTATTTAAAAGTTCATCAATATAATCATTAGGCTCACTAAGTCTATTTTGTAAATCATGTAAATCTAATTCATCTTTTTTAATAGGTTCCATAAAAATCTCTTCTACTACCTCTTCAGCTTTCTTATATGCTTTATTATAAACTTTCTTTTTTACTTTATTGTTCTCTTTCTTATTGTTAGTCATTTTGATTAGGTTAACCTCCTCATTTTGATTAGGTATGTTAGTCATATTGACTATGTTCTCTTCATTTTGATTAGGTTGGGTAATCAATTTGATGAACCTACTTCTACCATTTGGATTGTATATTTTAATGTAATTACTCTCCTCAAGTTTCTTTAATGTTCTTGAGATTGTTGAAATAGAAATCTTCAACCTTTCTGATATGTGTTTATTAGATGCATAGGTATTTCCATACATATTGATGAATGATAATACCAAATTAAGTGTGTGATTAAATCCATAATCTCTATATGGAATGAATTCTTCTTTTTTGTTTTTCATATTGTTCCTTTATAATAAATATAAGCAAATATAGAAAAAACTTCTCATAAAAAAAAATACCAACCAAAAAGTTGATATTGTTAATCTGTTGTAGTATAATATATGTAGAGGTCAAACAGACTGATTCCTGTTTGGTTTCTTTGGAGTGATGTTCTTTTAAGATAGAAAGGGTGGTCTGATAAACCACCCTTTTTTCTATCACCCCCTTTTCTTTAGTAAAGTTATTTGTCTTCTTTAATAAGTAGTTTGTCTTCTTCAAGTTGTTTGTGGAATTGTTCATCCCTTACCCCTTGATAAGTATAGGTTAAGTCTTTGTGTGAGAATTTTACATTAATCTCAACCATTCTTAACCTTCATTAGTTTTTCAACTATATTTGTAGCTCCTTCAATGGCTATGTAGGTTGTTGCTACAATAACCCAATCAGTTGAGGTTAATACCCCACTGAATAAACCTGTTGAACCAATTACAAAAACAACTAGTTTCCTTGATATCCACTTAGATAAAAATAAATCAATCTTTTCTTTCATCATGTTTCTTTTTTAATTCATTATATACTTTTATACCTGTCCATATAATAGATGTGGTTAATAATATTATTTTTAGTATCATCTCTATATTTGTTAATGACAATCCCAATACTGCTCCATTAGTCAGTATAAGTTTATCTTGAGTAATGATATTTAGTATTGTATTTTTCATAACTTATGAATTTGAAGAAGGTGCATTGTCAGAGTTGTAATAACCTCTCTTTGGGAAAGCAAAACCATTCTTATAACTATTCTTACTTTTATTAGGTTTCATACCTTCTGTCCCTGGATTTACATACAGGGGATACTTTGTTGGGTTATCACATAATTCTTCAACCAATCTTGTTGTATAAAACTGACCCAATTCCTTATGTTGTTGTCTTAACATTCTTACATCACTATTATCAATCCCTGTTCCTGTCTCTGTGTTGTTTCTAATGACCCCTGCTTGTTTAATTCTCATTGAGATAGTAGGTAGAGCATTATAGATGGTATAGTGGATTAGAAGGTCTGCAATGAAGTTATTGATTAAATCCTTATATGTCTGTGATAAAGAGTTTGTCTTAACACCATTATATAATCCTTTTAAAAATCTTGTTCCAATGACCTCCTGTAAGTTGGTATCCTGACTAACTTTAATCCAAGGTAATATCAATTCCTCATAATCTAAGTTTGGGTCTAACTCACTGAAGTATTTTAACTTCTCTTCACTTATTAATAATACATTTTTCATAATCTATACATTTAGGTCTCCCTCATCATCAAATAGTTTATTCTGTTCAATATACAAATCTAAGTTTAAACCATTTAAGTTAAGTCTTAAGAACCTCTTTATAATAGATATAATTTGGTCTTGGTATGGTTTGATTGTGGTGTTTAAAAAGTGTGTTTGAGCAGTGATTATTTCATCTTTATTAGAACCTAAACCTGAACTATCCTTAATACCAATCAAAAGTCCTGATGTTAATCTGTGTGCTGCTAATACATTTGTCTTTACCAACTCATATACTGATGTATAGTAATCATCATTTACAGAGGTTGTAATGGTTTCAATTTGAGGTTTTAAGTCCATACCATCAGATGTGGTTAAAATGAACTTACCAGCATTCTCAATACCTGAATAGTTGTCCTGAATGTTTCTATAGAAGTCATTTAACTCCTCATCAGTTTCCAATTCAGTTGGAAGGTGAACCCATAGAGATGGACTCATTCCTGAGTTCAAATTAAAGTTGTGATACTTCTCTATAGATATACCTAAATTAATTGCTGGTATCCCTCCTGAGTAGTCAGGAATAGGGAAATACTCTCTACCTGATACATATGGTGTATATGCAAAGATTGTTGAATCCTCTTCAGACATCATTGAGAAACACTCATATCTTTTTGGTGGATACTTCTTTGTGTTGTTCCATTTTGTTGAATAGTAATATTCCTTAACTCTATCATCCTCATCCTTCTTACCAGGTCTTACATATGAATAATCTAAATGGAATACCTCAATGGTCTCTCTACTATTGGTATGAACCACATTTAAAGCAAAACCACCATAAAGGACAAAATCCTTTGTTATCTTCATCATTATATCATCCCAACTCTCTCCATCACTATTAGCAAACCTTAACACCTCAGGATTAGATTTACTTCTTAAACCTTCACCAATAATGTTATCTAACTTTGATTTTAAGATTGAGGAATGTAAAGCACTATCCTGTGCTAGCCCTTGAAGGTATACAGGATAATCATTACCCTGTCCCCATGAGACCCATTTCTGACCCCTTTTTTCAATGCTATTAGGATTTTCTACTAAACCAAAACTAAATACCTTTCCTTTCATCTTATCTATTTTTTAGTTCTTCTAATTCCTTATACATCTCTAGAAGTTTATCTTCTTTATCTTTAATTAAATCATCAGTTGATGGTGTCTCAATTTCTATATCTTTATTTGAAACTAACTCCATAGTGCCATCTTCTAATTTCCTCCATACCATTTGGTTAATTATTTCTGTATTCATAGTATTCTTAGTATTTATCTTTTATCTTATTCCAAAAATTGGGAAATCTGTTGATTTATTAAAACTTATCCCATCTATTGTTGTAGGTAATGAACCTGATTGTGTTGAATGATAGGTATTACCTCTATACATTGTAGCACTAAATAATGTTCCATGATAGTATGGTCCTGCTAAATTTGTGCTTGATACTGCTTGTATACCAACAGATGCTCCTGATTTGTTGTGTATAGCTAAAAAGTATACATCTTCTTCTGTTGAAGTTAATACATGGTCAACACCTGTAATAATCTTTTGTCCTGTTGTATTAACTAAAAAGGTTCCAAAACTTGCTTCTAATGCTCCACCTGTTAATTGACCATTACTATCAATTGTAGATTTATATATTGCTGCTTCAACATTACCAACACCACCAGCACTACTAACATAAACAGAGAAGTCTCTAATTGTTTGACCTTCAGTTAGTTGTAATGCAACAACTTTTAATTGGTTATTAGAAATACTACTACTAGCAGTCCCATATGTATCAGGGACATATGTTAATCTCCATAAATCATTAGTGTTTCCTGAACCCATTTTAATACCTCTTGTTGTAGAAGATAAACCAGGTTGAGCAGCACCACCACCTCCACCTGAGGCACTAACAATTGGATTAGCAGGGTCAGAAGTATCAATACTAATATTTATTCCTGCAACTACTGATTCAACACCTTTAAGTGAAGATAAATCAACATCAGTAATAATTCCATTATTTCTACTATAAGCTTCAAGAGTATCACCATTTAATGTAAGATTATTTATATTAGAATTGTATGCTTCATGCCAATTGTCAGAGTTATTGGCATTACCAAAACTATTTACATCAATTCTTGAATTTCCATTACTTTGGAATATGTGTGGTTGATTACTACCAGCAGTATAATAATTTACACCACCAAACCTGTTCTGAGAAAATTGGAAAGTGGTTGCATTATTTTGGTCTTTCATGAGGATACCTGTAGTTCCAGCATTTGCAAATGGTGAATTGTTAACATCCCAATAATTGTTTTTAAAGAGAAGTGCTGCATTTGAAGTTAATAAAGTATCATTCTCAAACCCAAAAACTCCAAAACCCTTCTCTAATGTTAATCCTGTTTCATTTCCTAAATTATCAGTGAATCCAATTTTTGTGTTAGGAAGTGCTACTCCACCTGCAACCTGTAAAGTTCCATCATTAACACCTGTGATAAATCCTGAGTCATTATTTAAAAGAGAGATATCATCACCTTCTTCCATCACATTTGATGGTATTGTTCCTGATGTTAAATAACCTGAATCATTTGTAAGTTCAGATACATTATCCCCTGATTCCAAATAAGTGTTTGGAATTGAAGAGATAAATCCTGAATCATTGTTTAATAATGAGTTGTTCTCTCCTTCAACCATTACATTGGTAGGGATTGATGTAAGATAACCAGCATCATTTGTAAGAAGTGAAACATTCTCACCCTCTTTCATCACATTACTTGGTATAGTCCCTGCAGTAAGATATCCTGAATTATTATTTAATTCTGATACATTGTCTCCAATTCTTAATACATCTACAGGTAAACCATCTAAATACCCTGCATCATTTGTAAATTGAGATACATTACCTGATACATTTACCAATTCACCATCACCCTGAACTCTTGTTGTCCCTGATGTCTGTAATTCTCCATTCACATCTACCTTATCAGTTGATAAAGATAATGCAGTATCAACTCCATTACCATCCTGAATTGTTGTCTTAGTTGTTCCTGATAAACCTGTGTCCTCTGTGGTTTTTAGTAAGGACCCATAACTTTCATCAATAAACTTATTACTTAAGTCTCCCATTTGTTTTTTTTAATTAATTTTTTTTTATTCACTCTGAGACCAAATCCACTCAGCCTCACCAAATTTTACATGGGTCTGTCCCCATATTTTTCTTTCAAATCCACTATCTATGTCTACAAAAACATAGTTGGAATTGTTCTCATTATCTGAGACATACTTTATTGTTTCTACTTCTTTCTCATCACCTTCAGCAACCAATAGTTTACCTCTCTCTATTAGTCCTTGAGACAATAGAGGGTCTAAATTAGTTGGTGATGTTTGTTGATAAACCTTATATGACCACCATCCTGAAGGAGAGATGTCTAATCCATTTTCTCCCAAATCAATATTGAACTCTGTATACCTACTATTTGATGATACCATTGTAGGAAGGTCATACACCTTATCCTTTGTAAAATCATTTTGAAATTCAAACAAATAGTATACAGGGGATATTGTGGTGTTCTCCCTAAGTGTGAGAGAAACAGGATTTACAATACCATCTTTAACATATAACATAATTGGTCTTTGATTATAAATATAAAAAAAGGGGGACCTGTGGTTTCACAAGTCTCCCCTTTAGAGAACTTTTATTAGTATTAAAAGGTATTATGCTTTCACTAAAGTGATTGTTCCTGAGAATAAAGCTTCAAATGCAGCTTCATCAGCAACATCAAATCTCTCTACCCCATAAGGTTCTTGAGCTAACATAACAACTTCATATCCTACTTTGTCAGCAAATGCTGAACCTGAAGATAATGTTGAAGTCTGAACATCTGCTCCATTAGCTTTACCCATTAACCAATAGTTTCCTGAGTTATCCTCAATGATTAATCTCACTGCTGGATTTGCTGCTAATAATCTTAATTCATCTTGTCTCTCTTGAGAAAGACCTAATAATGAAAATGTTAGTGTTGCTTCATAAAATAATGAACCATTCTCTGTTGAAGCATTAATAACTTCTTGGAAGTTACTAGTTGCTCTTGGAAGCTTCCATTGGTATAAGTCAGTAGTGTCTGTAGATGATATAGCAGAAATACCTGATGCTCCTGAAGTGATTGATAAAGTATCACCATCTTCAAAAATAAAGATATTCTTAATTCCACCTGTAGAATTTCTACAACTAAGTCCCTGTGCTCCAGTGATATATGAATTACATCCCATAGTATTGTGTTTTTAGTTTTTTAATTTATTGTGTTGTAATGGGGTGAGAACTAACCCACCCCTCTACAGATATTATTATTATAGTTGGTTAGATGAGAATAAAGTCTCAAATACAATTGCTGATGAGTATTTAAACCCAGTCTTTAATCTCACAACATCATTATCTTGAGAATAGAAGATAGAGATTGCATCCATATCATCTAATCCATCCATACCTACATAGAATCCTGCAGATGGACCTGCAACAACTCTGTCAGTTGATATACCTGGTGTTCCAACAACTTTTACATTGACAAAACCTGGATGAGTTAATACTGAACCATTCATTTCCTCACCTTGAGTGATGAATAAGTTAGCATTTCTGTAAGATGCTTTATACTTAGCAAAGTTAGCAACAGACATGAATACTAAGATTTCTTGTTCCTGTGCATCAGCTGGTAAAGCAAATATCATCTTATCTACTTCTTCTAAACCATTAGTGTTAGTGATTGCTACAGAACCTGTAGTTGCATTTACACCTGCAGTGTTAACTGAATCAATTGTGTATCCAAAACCATTGAATGCATCACCTCCTGCAGTTGTAGCAGTCCATAATTTTTCTTCAACATATCTTTTCACTTTAGCAGCTACTCCTGATGCTATTGAATCAGCAAATGGGATTTCTTCATCACCTGCAATACCAGCTCTTAGGTATTGTGATAAGTATTTATCTTCTAAGTCCTTTGGACATAGTTCTTGTTTAACTTCTTCTCTGTTTACTACTAAGTCAACTTGAGTGTATTCTACATCAGAACCTGTTGAGTTAACCCAACCACATGCTGCAGTTGATGGAGCAACATCATAAGATGCTACATTAATTGTTTTGGTATGTTTGATACCAGCTACTACTTGTGAAAGGCTAGCAGTTTGACCTTCTAAGATTGCCTGAGTGATTATAGCACCTGACTCATCTTTCCAATTTCCTAAACTTGATACAATATAAGACATTTGTTTTTTGTTTTAGTTTTAATTTATTTGTTAAGATTTTTTCTTAACTCTTTAATTTTATTAACTCTGATGTCATTTGAATTTTCATAATCCTTTAATGACTCAAAAGCTGAATTAGTGATTTTCTTAGCAGCTGGTGCTTTCTTGAAATTCTCTACTTCATTGTTTAATGTTGCAACCTTTTCTTCTAATAAGGTTTTAACTTCTGACAACTCTGCTGACATTTGTTCCTTAACCTCTTTTACTACTTTTGAGATTAGTTCTACTAATTGGTCATCTGACATTGTCTCTTCTTTTTTCTCAGTAGCTTCAACTTCTTCAGTTTCTTCTACTTCTTCTTCTTTGGCATCATCTTGTTTAGGTTCTTCCTTCTCCTCAGTTTCTTTTAACTCAGTTAAGATACCCTCTTCAATAGTGATGGTGAATCCATTATCTAAGTCAAAAATACCTGATGGAGCTGGTGTAGACCCATCCTCAAGAACAATTACCACTTCTTTTCCTACTTCCCATTCTCCTTCTACCTTAAAGATTGTTCCATCTTCTGATGCAGCTGATGCAAATACAACTTCCACTTCTGTTGTAGATGTTTCAACTTCTTCTGATGAGAATCCTAATAGAGTTCTAATTTTCAGTAATGCTTGTGAATTATCCATTCTTAATATTTTTTAAAAAAATTTATTTATTACACAATTAAATATAATTAACTTTGGAGTGGTGATTTCCAGAGTTTTTTACTTATTGTGTTGTTCCAATATCTCTTTGATTTGGTTCATTATTATTTCATCTTTGGAGTATCTATCCACCTTAGACAAAAAGTTTCCTGCCACAGAGAAACCATTTAAGTTATCAGGGTCATTCTTTACCATCTCCCATAACTCATCATCTAATATCTTCATAGACACAACCCAACTACCATAAGGTGCAGTCTCTTCATCAAATCCTAATTGATATGCTTTATCACTTTCTCCTTCAATAATCCAACTCTCTACAACACCTGCTTCAACCTTGATACCATTATGTTCCAAATCAACATTCTTGTTGTTTGCTTCCAACATAAACTTCTCCATAAGTAATCTGATTGTTCTCTTGGTAAAGTATACATAGAACTCCTCATCCTTATTAGGGTCATATCTGAATATGGTCTCATTTGGAACCATTGCTAATCCTGTGATTATTCTTTTATCCTCATCAATTGATTGGAACTCAGTCTTCATTGACTTCATCTCAACATCACTTGATAACTGAATATCTTTCATTCTTCTTCCTACCCACTTCAACATAGGGTCTCCACCCCATCCTAAGTAAGATATTGTCCCACATGAAATATTCTTTAGTTCATCATCTGTTAATCTACCTCTACCTACCAACTCTCTTTCATTGTAGTATTCCCTTGCTCTACTCAAATAAGAGAAGGTTCTCTTCATAATGTTATCAGATAAACCTTTACCCTTCTCTATATCACCTGCTCTTCTCCTACCTGTTAAGGTCATACACTTTGCTGATGGTGTTTTTAATTCATTCAGTAATCTTGCTTTCTTAGCATTCTCTCTAGCAGTGATTGGATACCCTGTCCATTGTTTAAACTCATCTGTTGATAAGTTCTCCTTAACTTCTTTAGATACCCTCTGAACAGGTTTGTTAACCACCTCAGCTTCTGAACTTGGGTTCTGAACTTTAGGATTAACTTTTCTGTCATTAACTACTTGGAAATCAACCCTTTTCCACATATGCCTACAATTGTAAGACCCCTTGTTTTGGAATATATCATAATATCCAAACTCATCATTAGCCTCATTAGCAGTCATATACATAATGTCCTCAAATCTAAACAATGTGTTAGATTGTTGTCTCATCATATAACCACAGAAATCTCTATTCTTAGAGTCTGTAGGACCCTCATAATAAAATCTGACCCTTACCCTTTCATCTCCTGCTCCATAGTCTAAGAAACTATCTGAGTCAGTCTTACCATCAATGTAAGACCTCTTAAGAAACTCATTGTTCATCTTCTTCATTATATCCAAATACTCTTGGTGTGAATCAACAACAACATCCTTAAGTATTTTTGATTTCTTTAATATATCTTTACTCTCACCAATTTCCTCTTCTTCTAAAAGTTTGATGATTTCTGATTGTGTTTTTTTATCCATTACCTTCTTATCATTCTTAAATGCTAAGAAATTTCTTTGGATTGCAGGGTCTGAAACAATTGAGATAAACTCAATTCCTGCCTCATCCTCTAAATCCTCAATGAATAATTCTATAATTTTTGGGTTTTTCATAATTCTATAATTTACTTCTATCAGCTATTCTTTTACTTATGACATTCTCTCTTTGAACTTCCTCAGCAACTACATATGTCTGTATAATTGGTATAGGGTTTATTGTTCCTGTTTGTGAATCTTCAAATGCTTCATTATCAAACCTACCTGTCTGACTAATAAGATTATCTCCTCCACCTAATAAATTTGCTTGGTTAGCTAAAGCAAGTGCTTGTCTGTTTTGTGCAACACCCCTTGTAAGGACTATCTCTCCACCTTCTGCTTCAGAACCATCTCCCATCATAATACCACCCTGAGCATGTCTTGGTCCATCTAAGATACCACCTCTTCTAAGTTTCCTAGCTGCATTATACTGAGCCACTGCAATACCTAACTGAGCTGCTCCAATAACACCAGCAAGAGCCATTAAGAATGGATTAGGGAATACCTTAACTACATTCATTGCAGTCTGTGCAATAATCTGTAATGAGTTTGCTAATAGGTCAGCAATCAGTGCCTTCTTTTTTAACTTCTTCTTCTCAGCCTCATATTCCTTCTCTAATTCTAATCTCTCCTTTTGATACTTCTTATCAATTCTGTTTTTTGCTCTAACATTATCACCTGCTTTGGTAAGGTCATTCTGATACTCCTCATCAAGTTTCTCAAATCTCTTATCAAATAAAGCATCTAAATAATCTAACTGAATGTTGGTAAGGTCATTAACTAAGTTTGCTATGTCTGTAGCAACCTGTGCTGCAGTGTTTAAGAAATTAGTTAGACCTTCACTCTGTTCTTGAAATCTATCCTTAGCTGACTGATTAACCTTATCACTAATATTTTCTTCAGTCTGAATATACATTTTCTCATACTCCTTAAGAAGTTTCTCCCTCTCATCTTGACTAATATTAGCAATCTTAATCTCCTCCTTCATTTTCTTGAAGGCTGCTAAGTTTTGTTCTCTTAATGACTTTTCATAGTCACTAGTATACTCTTGGTCAAACCCATTGATTGTATCATAGAATGTTCTATAGTTATCTTCAACTATTGTTAATCTTTCTCTAGAACCTTCTTCTAAGTTTTGATTAACCTTATCCTGAACTTTTGATACTTCTTCATAAACTGCATCAATCTCATCTTCAATGTCAGATGTTGCTTTAATTAATGACTTAAGGTTTTTCTCAAATGCTTCATAACCCCTCTGTTGTTCACTAGTTAACTCACCTGTAATACCTTGTATCTTTTTGAAGGCTACCAATATAGAGTCCTCATAAGCTTCCTGTAATTCAAAGTTATATGGGTCAGCATAGAGGTCTGCATATGCTTTAGAAACCAATTTTCTTAACTCAACATCTCCACCTAATAGGTTAAATACTTGGATATAACCATTTTTGATTAATTTGGTAAGTGCATCAGTTGCTTCTTTTGTAAATCCTTTTTCAGATGCTTCTTTTAATACCTGTTCAGTAAATGTTATAAACCCATCACCAGGTAAACTTTCAAATCCTTCTTCTAACTCTTCTCTTAATGTTGAGAAGTAAAATCCAAATCTATCTGAAGGAACCTCAGCCTTTGTCAATGAATTAGTATATTCTTCCAATGGACTTAAGATACCTGTTAATATTTGTTTCTGTTTGTCTAATTTATCATTTAACTTTTCTAACACCTCAACCTCAGGAGCAGTAGTCTGACCTAATACCTCAAGAGCTCTGTTATACCTGTCATATGATTTGATAAGTTCATCAATAAGTTTTTTCTCTTTGTCTTTCTGTGTATTACCTTTCTTAGTCTCTTTAGCAGTCTTTCTTTTCTGAGTATATACCTTTGTCTCAATCTTGAATAGTTTCTCCATCTCAGTATTCAATAACCCCATAAGGTCATTCTGTTCCTCATTCAACTCATTCAATTCTTCAGTCTTATTCTCAACATCAGATATTGCTTGATAATATTGGAAGAAGGCTGGATTACCTGTTGATTTTATACCATTCCATAGAGTTTCATACCATGAGACATTCTCACCTAATTCTTGGTTCTCCTTTTTGATTGTATCAGTAATCTTCTCTTTGATAAGGTTTAATACTGCATCCACTCTAGCTTTCTGAACTGCTAATACAATACTATCTTCAACCCTCTCATTTAACATTCTAAGACTATCCTCATTGTCTAAGGTGATATCATTGGTTTCTATACCTAACTCCTTCAACCTTTCTAATGCAGTCTGTCTCTCTTCCTCTGACCTTGTAGTGTCTAATACTACATCTCTATACTTACCTAATAAGATGGTTGATGATTTAGTCTCAGCACCAACCTCAGCAAGTTTCTTCTTTGCTTTATCTAACTGACTTACACTACCAAATATGGCTCCTGTAAGTTTGTCCCAATTAGCAACCAATGCTCCCAATGCAATAATTATAAGACCAATCCCTGTAGCAGCTAAAGCAATTCTAAAGGCTTTAAGAGCTCCTGTTGAAGTTCCTACCACTAATGTTGTAATTGCTTGAACTGCTTGGTAGGCCTTCTCCTGTGCAATCCTCAGGGCTATCTGTCCTTGTAGTCTTGCTTCAGCTAATTGTCTCACCCCAATTGAGATAGCAATTGCTCCCTGAACCTTAGTTTGTATTTCAGCTAATTTCTCTGAATCAGCACCAAACAAAGCCAAGGCTCCTGCTCCAACTGCAAAGGCTCCTGCTATACCCTCACCTAACTTAACAAAGGCTTCAGCCTTCTGTTGAGGTTCTAACCCTTCAAAAGTCTTCTCAAATGTTTTTAGTTCAGACCTTGCATTCTGTAGTTCTCCTGAAAGTTTCTTAAACCTTGCTGAACCTATATCTTCCTGTTTTAACTCCTCATTAAGTGATTGAATTGTTTCTTCCAATTCATTAACACTTTTGATGGATTGTTCTACACCATCAACTTTGAGAGTAATACCTATTGTTTTAGCCATCTATGTCTTTTTATTAAATATATTTTATTCCCTTTTGATTATATTTATACAATCCTATAAACATGTTCTTTAGTGAATCTTTGATTATTATCTGTATAATTAACAAATATAGGTTCATTCACTGCATTACCATTAATATCTTCTGATATCATCACATAATTATTCATTATAGACATATATGTTCCTGATACAGATGGGTAAAGACTATCAACACATCTTGGAGCACTAGTATTAGGTGAGAAATATATTGAATCAAAAGTATAACTATTTCCTGAAATTTGTCCTATTCCTGAGTATCTCCATCCAACTTGTCCTGATGAACCAAAGTCCCTATATACTTTAATGAAAAAGTTATATAGTTCATCCATATCAGTGGTTAAGTAAGATACAGGTCCACTGCAACTTATACTATCTAAAACACCAGTGTTATAAGGATTTGTTATTTGAACATCAGGTGTTCTTGTTGAATCCTTACCAATTACTTTCCAAACTCTATTATGGTGTTCAGGATAATCAGGTCCTAAATAAACATATGTGTCTAAAGTTAAATTATTATCTAATGATTGACCATATAACCTTCTAGGATTAGTAATTCCACCAATGCTTAAATTTTGTATAGACCTAAATATTTCAGATGTAAAGTTTAATCCTGAGATTGTTGTTTCTACAAAGTTGTTTGTTGTTTGCATTGTATAAGAAACTAAACCAGCATTTGGTCCACTAGTTGGTATAAGTGTTGAGGTAATGTTTACACCATCATAAATGTTTAGATATCTATCAGTATAGGTATCTAAAAGTTGTATATCAAAATTAATTAAAGTAGCATTATCTCCTACATCCCAAATCTGTATTCTATCTAAATAATCTATATCTGAAGGTCCACCTGTTAAACCAACATTTCTACCAGCATCCTCTAATATATAAATATTACCACTATCACCAAATTCACAATCATAACAATTATTCCATAGTTCAGTAATATTTGTAGTAGTGTTTGGTGGTGTATAAGGTAGCACACCTCTATCAACAATTAAGTTATAATCCCATCTATTATCAGGGGTCTGTGTCAACCTATAGATTATAGATGAAGTTATATTTAAACCATTAGAGTTGTCAAAAGTATATACTCCTGAACCAATCATAGGACCTGAAGTATAGATTAAATCACCATCATTTGGTAAACCATTAATTCCATATCTTAATTCAAAAGTATTATCTAATAGGTCTCCCCTAAATGTCCAATTCCATGAATACACACCTTCTATATTTAGAGTTTTTTCATATGGTCTTGGAAGGTTTCCAGACCCTCTGTCATGATATTCAGTATAATACCTATCATAAGTTTCATTTCCATATACCTTAGTAATTTCATAACATACATCTTCAAATCCAGGTTTATCAGTCTGAACACTAATACCAACTTCTAATGGTAGGAATGAACTATATTTAGCAACAAGCTCAACCTGTTCATCACATTTTTCTAATAAGTAGGTTCTTGTCTCCTTAATTGGTTCAGGTTCCTGTAGTATCTTAGTCAACTCAACCTTTGTCTTACCAGGGTCCATTAAATCATAATCAATAATCCTGTTAATTCTCCATTGAGTATTTCCAAACAGACCTGATATCTGTATCTTATCATTTAACTTTGTCTGTATAAACTCTTGAAATGGTAAGTTAAAATAAGCAGTTATTAATCTACTATCACTATCATATATATCAACAAAATATTCTTTCCAATATAACTCATAATAGCTACCTGTCATATTTGAAGTATTAAAACCTGTCAATTGAGAATAATAGTTATTAACATTATTCCAACTTAATACCCTCTTATCTCTATCAATAACATCACTACCATATAGATATTGAGATATTGACATACATGGGAAGGTATAAAGTTGATATGATATATCATTCTCATCTCTCACCCAATAACTTCCTTGTGTGTTAAGGATTAAACCATTGTAGTATAATATTCTTGGGTTGGTAGCAAATGGTGATTTGTTACCAGCATCATCCTGTTCATATAGATGAGGTATAATAAATCTTGGATTACCATCCACACCATCACTAGGTGTAGGTGAGAATATAGTCTCAACCTCTTTTACTTTGGATAGTATCTGTGTATCAGCATCAAACAATACCTCACCAAATATTTGGTTTTGATTGTCTTGGTATAGTTTGTTATATCTATCATCATCTTCAACATCATATAACTTCACATATCTATTGTCATTATCAACCAATGGTTGAACAACAACATCTTTACCTGTGTCTAAGAAGTTTGTCCAATCTCTTACCACAACATCAGGAGCATTTACCCAATTGTTCCATGGCTCAATGATTAACTTAACAGGGTCATCAGGGTCAGGGACAACAACCATATTATAATGTTGGAATATACCTTTTAAGAAATCCAATTGTGAAGTATCACAATTCATATTCTGACTGATAAGAACAGATGAACCAATACCAGGTTCTGAAGGTGTATCATACAATAAGAATGTTGATAAGAAGTTTATTGTAGCATCACATGTATGTATTGCAGGACATGGTCCATTATCAACAATGGTTCCTGAATGTTGTGTAAATACAGGTGGTATATCAGGGTTAGCACATATAGTTTCAGGTGAACCAGCATATACCCTTAAGGTAATTGGTGTAGTATCATCCTCACACCCATAATAAGTTATGTCAGAGTGATTATTATCACTTGATGTTATTGTGTATTGATTACAATCTATAACTCTCTTAGAAGTCCCAAAAGCTATTTGGTCTCCAACCTGCCATGTTTGACCAGGTCCTACCTGTATTGTAATATCTTTTGTAAAACTTACATTATCTACATCACATTGATATCCTAAAAATCTTTCATTGTAATAACTAAGTGTTCCACCTCTTAGTCTTGTCCATCTATCATATAAGTGATAATATGGGTCTCCTTCATACTCACAACAATCAGTTGTTGATAAAGTATAATCAACCTTAAAAGAGAAACTACCCTCTCTGTCAAATGTATAGAAACCTGTAAAACTATTATATTGGTTAGATGTATCTGATATCTCAATATCAAATACTACATTGTGGTCTCCTACAGGTATAGCATCATCAGTAGATAAACTAGCATAGAAACTAATATCATCCAATGTCTGAACCCCAAACTCACTTGAGAAGGATAAAGGCATATACAAGTTATTAAAGTCATCTGTATTCATAAAATCAGATTGGACCTCATATCCTGCTGATTCTATAATCTTCTCAATAACCTTATTAACTCTAATTGCTGGTTTGTAATACCAATAAGGTAATGCTGAACCTGGATTGTCAAATGAATAACCACTTAAGGTAAACTCAATATCAGGTATTACATCCTCATCATCATAACCATAATGTATAAATGGATATACAATATCACCATTAAACAATGCTAATGTCCATGAGTCCCTGATATTATCAAATGTTAAATCATGTGTATACTCATTGAAGTTTAAATCACATAATGTTTTTTCTGATGTCTGTGATGATAAGGAACCAACCTGTGAATATACCACAACCTCATAGTCAACCTTACCAACATTCACATACATCTTCTCCAATCTAAGTGAACCCACAATGATTACATTACCAGCATTGGTAATAGCACACTCTAAAGATTGTTTAGGGTCAAAAGAACTATCCTCAAGATTAATCTTAAAGATGTTCCCCATAACCTGATTGTTGAAAGCAGTTCCTGGTATTCTAAAAGTCTTTGTAAAGTCAGAAGCTCTCTTCTCAAACTCCTGAACTTCTAAGACTGACTTATTAAAATTGATGGACTCATTACCATAAAGGTCTAAATCCTTCCATGTATTACCTTCTCTAACTTTTAATACTAACATATATCTATATTTTAATAACCACCTAAAACTTGTAAAGTCCTAATCTCAGGTGATACTTGAACCTCCAACTTTAATTGGAAAAGTTTTTGGTTCTTCTTATTTATAATTGTGTATTTTTTATTCAATATATTTACCCTGATAAATGCATCAGTTAACTCATCATACATCATATGTTTTGGTGAGGTAAAGATATTCTCAAACCATTCTCTCTCCTCTTGGTTTATATAATCTGTTGTTAACTCATAAATGTCAGTAGCCTGTAAACTATAGTTGATAGTATCACCAAACTCTTGTTTACCTCTTACATAGGTGTCATTTAATGTTCCTAACTTATCTAAACCTGTAGACCTTGTAGTTCTCTTAACCTCTGTGGTCTTAAGACTTCTTGCTCTAAATCTGTAGTCATCCCATGTTCCAAACTTATTCAACCAAAATAATGAGTGTGCTTCATTTCTAAGTAAATCACCTGATTCAATTAAGTGTGGTTCTTGATTACCATTTATCTGAACTAAGTTTCTGTCATATAACTTATATGATTCTTCTACTCTATCACTCTCTGTTTCACCAAATAAATAACTAACCCTTACATCACCAAAGATTAAATCTTTGCTTTGCCATACTTGATAATCTGTATTACTATATGTATCTACCAACAACTCAACTCTACTCTGAAAAGATATACCAGAATCTTGGTCAGTGTTTGGAACTTCTTGAATACAATACATTCTTTTCCATCTCCCTTTATCTTCTGCTCTATACACATTCCTTCTTAAAGGACTTAAAGGTTGACCTGTAAAACCAGGAAATCCCATATATAGATTTGTATAGTTAGGATATGTTGATAATTCAGGATTATCTTTTACATATACCATCATACTAACATGAATAAACATCTTACCTGATGGTGAATCAGCAACAACACCTGAGATTCTTTGGTTAGGTCCTATTAAAGTATCAGTCTCCCTTGATAACATATAACTTAAATACCATGCTGGCATTCCTTGATAATATGATTGATACTCTGATGATAAAATAATATGACCACTATTTGGTTGAGCAGGTATGTTTCTCATATTACCTCTACCAACCTTTTGTTGATTTTGGTAATTACCTAAATAACCATATCCTTCTCCTGTGTCTTTATTCCATAAGTTTCCATTTACACCATATGTAAAATATTGTGTATCTGTTAATGTGGTGTGAAATAAACCTGCAGGGAAACTTGAACTTGGACCCCATCCATTGATGTTTGTGGTGAACTTACCAGCATTACCAACCTCTTCTTTAAGTAGGTTAAAGTTATTATCAAAATCATATAACTTAAGTTTCATTTGGTTAGCATTCTTAAGGGACTTGTCATTACCATTCATAATTCTCCATACCTTTGTGTAAATTCTAGAACTACTAATGGCAGGTAAACTACTAGCTCTACCAATACCTGTATATACACCAGGTAATAATAAAAACTCATCCATAGTAGCAGTATTAACAACAGGGTTAATTTGGAATGTCATTAATAGTTGTTCATAATCATCTCCACTATCCATAGAAATATTCTGACCAATAGTCTTAGAAGTTAATACTTCAATAACACTTCTTCCATTAACACCTGTATAATTTATACCTTCAAGACTTCTACCTGTTAAACTCTTTACCTCCTCATAGGTAGCAAATCTACTTTCATCAAGGTTATAAACCTTTAATGATGGTGCTAAGTTAAAGTTATATCTTGTTGTTGTTAAGTCATATTCTTCAGGTAAGTTTGAATCTAAACCAACAATTATTCCTGTATCATATTCATCATCTTGAAGTATAGCAAAATTATTACCCTGTGCTAAATTAGCAATAACAAGATTTGGGTCCCATTCAGGGTCTTCATATATGTTAACTTCATACTCCCATGCAGTTCCTGCATTTTCTCTATAGATATACATACCTAACCATAAACCATTAGGATTATCAAACTCAAAAACCCCTGTATCTGACATATACCCTGAATCATAGATTATATCACCATCAGTTGGTAATCCTTGAGCTGCATATGTTAATACAAATCTATCAGGGATATCAAAGAACTCCCATGTAAATCTATAAAAACCTGCTTGAGTATAAACTTGTGTATAAGGGTTTGCTCCCTGTTGACCTGAACCACTATATGTATTAAGTAATGGACCTTGACCTTGACCTGTTCCACCAATTGGTGGTATATTACCTTGAAATCCTTCTACATTATCATATTGAGCTTTTGCATAACATGAGAATGTTGATGCTTGAGTGTTTGGTGAATTAGCATTTTCCTTATGGGTTGTAAGTTTCTCAATATCTTTAAATGAATTTAGGTTATTAAACCCTACCCAATTCTTATACACTGAATTATCATCATTACTTTGTGCAATATACCTATAAGTTAATAACTCAGCTGGTCCTCTATAATCACATATCTTATCACCTTCCATATATTTTACTCCATCAGGAGTAAACCTTCCAGCTACATTATACATAATATTTTCACCACCATATGTAAAATCTCCATCATAAGCATCATTAGTTATATTAACTCTACTACCTTCTTTAAAGGTATTGTATTTAACATATTCCCAACCTGTCTCAATCTTTCTTTGATTAGATTTACTAACACCTTCTCCTTGACCTGTAAACCTACCATCTCCATAAATTTCATAATCAAATCCAAATGTGTCATATATTGGTTGGTTAAATACAGGACTATTAGGTTGGTATCTTACCTCATCAACTAATAAACCTGATGGGTCATAAAATTCATAACCTATGGTTTGTATTCTTTGTCTATAATTATTATATGGTTCAATCCTTCCAAATGGTTCTACAACCTCATCATCATTAGAGAAGTTTCTACCAATGGTTGCTCTATCATAGTTAGCAGGGTTTTGATTGTTATTATCACTTTTCTTATTCCATAATGTAATATAGTTGGTCTCATAGAATGAAGCACTCTGTGGTATACCCTCAAACCTTAATCTCTTTAAAGGTCTATGTGATAACTCCTTAATATTATCATTAACATATAAGGTGTTGTATTGATTACCACTTAAGGTTTCATAATAATTACTACCACCATCATATCCTGCAGTATTCATCATACCCTTATTAATCCTTTCTAAGACATCTAAATGATTGGAACTGAACTGAACATTACTTAAGTCTCCTGATGCTCTTAAAACCTCCTCAGAATTAGCATCCATAGCATGATATGATGAATACCATGATGACACATATACTGATGGTTCTCCTATACTATCAAACCCATCAAATATGGTTAATGCTCCATTTACCTTATACTCCTCACCTGCTAATATCTTAACAGATTTCATTTCAAGATAATTTGAATTAACAATATACAATTGTGTATTTGTTTGTCTATCTTCATCAGGTGATGGTCTTGGTGTTAAGTGGTTAAAGTTATCCTCAACATAGTTCTTAAGAATGTCTGATATCTCAACAGA